TCGCCCGATTTTGTATTTGATGAAAATCCGTGCCAGTGATGGACACGCTGCCTTTGATTCAGAATACCAAAATGACCCTGTTTCAGGCGATGATGCGATTTTTGCGAACTCGTTGCAGTATTGGACGGAATTGCCACCTGATTTGATTTATTTCGGTTCGCTTGACCCGTCAATGGGTAAAGCAGGGGCAAGCCGTGACCCCTCGGCGATTTTAGTGGGCGGGTATCACAGAGAGACAGGTAAGCTCTATGTGGTGGAAGCCCAAATTAAAAAGCGTTTACCTGATTTGATTATTGAAGATGTGATCCGCATGCAGAGCCAATACCACTGCCACCGTTGGTTTGTGGAAACGGTACAGTTCCAAGAGTTTTTAGCCACGGAATTAGTGAAACGCTCGGCACAACGGGGCGTGCCAGTGCCTGCGACAGCAACCAAGCCGAACAGCGACAAGATGTTGCGTATTGAGAGTTTACAGCCGCATATTGCAAACGGCTTGATTTTACTGCACCGCTCACAAAGTACACTAGAAAGTCAGTTGCGACACTTTCCGAAAGCCGACCACGATGATGGACCTGATGCGTTGGAAATGTTGTGGCGTAATGCCTTGAGTTCGTCTGCCCCGATGGAGTGGATTTCACTTAAAGACGGCTTTGATGAGGGCGGTTTCGGTGGTGATGATTTTGAAGATTGGGCGGATTTTTCAGGTGGGCGTTGGAGACACTAGATGAAGTTTTTGAACAAAATTACACAATCATTGCGTGGCTTGATGAATAAAAGCGAGCCTTTGCAAACCGATGAGGCGGATGTAATGAGTATGGGGCGGGTGTTAGACGATCATCCGTCCAGAAAACTCAGCCCGCAGAAGTTGCAGGCGATTTTTGATGATGCAGAGCAGGGCAATATTCAAGAGCAAGCGCAGCTGTTTATGGATATTGAAGAGCAAGATGCAGCGATTGCTTCTAATTTAGTGACCCGTAAACGTGCCACGCTCACGCTAGACTGGGCAATTAAAGCCCCATTGAATGCCAGTGCAGCAGAAGAAAAGCTGACCGCCGAAGTGAAGCAGTTGTTTGAGCAAATCGGCTATTTAGATGATTTGTTGATGGATTTGATGGACGCTTGCTTACAAGGCTTTTCGGCAAACGAAATCGAATGGCATTTTGAGCAAGGTAAGTGGTTGCCGAAGCGTTTTGTGCATCGCCCTGCTTCATGGTTTAAGTTAGACGATAATGATAATCCACTGTTGATTTCGCCGCTTAATCCGCAAGGTGAGCCGTTGATTGCCCAGAAATGGATTGTGCATAGCCACAAAAACCGTTCAAGCCCACTGGCTCGTAATGGTTTGGGGCGAACTTTGGCGTGGCTTTATATGTTTAACTATTACGCGGTAACCGATTTTGCGGAGTTTTTAGAACTTTATGGCTTCCCAATTCGGATTGGTAAATATGGGGCGGGTGCGACCAAAGAGGAAAAACGTTCGTTGTTGCGTGCGTTGTCGGATATTGGGCATAACGCTGCGGGGATTATGCCAGACTCAATGAAAATTGAACTGCATAATGCGGCATCGCAATCCATTGCAGGTAATAACCCTTATTTGCAGATGAGCGACTGGGCAAGCAAGCTTAGTGCCAAAATGATTTTAGGGCAGACTTTAACCAGTGGGGCGGATGGCAAAAGCTCAACGAATGCACTGGGGAACATCCACAATGAAGTCCGTCGTGATTTATTGATTAGCGATGCCAAACAGCTTGAGCAGACCATTACGCAGCAGTTGATTTTGCCGTTCTTGCAAATCAATTTCCCGAATATCAACCCGAACCGTATTCCTTATTTTGCCTTCGATTTGAAGGAGTATGAGGATATTAAAACTTTTTCGGAGGCATTACCGAATTTGGTGGCACACGGGATGAAAATTTCAGTGACGTGGGCACACGAGAAAACGGGTATTCCGTTTGCTGATGAGCAAGAAGAGATTTTAAAACCGCTTCAAAGTGAGCTTAAAGCAGATTTAAAAACGGCAAAAGAAGCGGGGAAATCGACCGCTTTGTCGGCAAAATCTCAAAATCTCCCCCAGCCCCTCTTTATGAAAGAGAGGAGTTTATGCCCTTGTGGGTGTGGGCAAGCGGTGCATTTATCGGGGCAGATTGCAAACTATAGTGATGATGAGCAAGGGGTGTTGGATAAAGCCGCTGATGACGCTTTTACCGAGCCTGATTTTAATCGCCAACTTGAGCCAACGATTAAGAAAATGGTGGGCGTGTTGATGGCGTGCAGTAGCTATGAAGAGGCAAGTGATAAGCTGATTGCCCTTTACCCTGAGTTGTCGGTGGAAGCACATCAGCACTATTTGGCAAGTGCGTTATTTTTGGCTGATTTGTTAGGGGCAAGTAATGGCGAACGTAGCGTTTAAAATTGGGCAAACGCCTGAGCAAGCGGTCGAATTTTTACGCCAAAAGAAAATGCTGGCAGCGAAAGTCTTTATCAAAGATTTAAAAGAGAGTGCGCTGGCTCGTGCGGCTACGATTGCACGGCTGAGTAGTGCGGAGATGACGAAAGATATTTATCAATCGTTAGAAACGGCAATGCGTGAAGGTAAGCCGTTGCACCAGTGGAAAAAAGAGCTGGTGGGCGAATTTGAGCGTAAGGGCTGGTTGGCAGGGCATGATAAGAAGATCAGCAAGGGGATTGATGGCAAGTTACTTGCCGACCCGAAAACAGGTGAATATTTTGGCACACCTCGCAGGCTAAATACGATTTATCGGGTTAATATGCAGACAGCTTACTCTGCAGCACGTTATCAACGATTGCGGGATAATGTGGACAATCGTCCTTATTGGCAGTATTCGGCGGTAGGGGATGCTCGTACCCGTCCTGCTCACTTGGCGTTGAGTGGTAAGATTTATCGCTATGATGATCCGTTCTGGACGACCTTTTACCCACCGAATGGCTTTAATTGCCGTTGCACCGTGATTGCGTTATCCGACCGTGATTTGGCACGACGTGGGATTGATGAGGTGGGTGATAGCAGTGAATTTTTGGTGGAGGCAACACGCCCAGCGGATAAGTTTGGCAATAAAGAGAAAACCGTGGGCTTTAAGTTAGCTGATGGCTCAGTGCGAATTGCTGACAAGGGGTTTGATTACAATGTGGGGCGAATAAGCTATAAGCCCAATTTGGATTTATACCCTGAGAAGCTGGCACACCAGTTTGCCAAGGTGGAAATGACGGGGGCGGAGTTTAGGTTAGATTATAAACGGCTTGAGCAACAAGTTTCAGAAATGAAGCGAACGCTTAGCTCTGAAGGTAAAAAACTCACGGCAGAGCAGATGTTTGCGGTGCGTGATAATTTAACCCAAAACTTTAAATTTGCGGCGGGGGTATTGACTGAAAAAAGCAAGGCATTGATGAAATCCAATACTGCGACAGTGTGGCTTTCAGACGACACTTTGATTAAGCAGTTTAATAGCCGTGATGGGCAGGATTTTGGGGTGGAAGAGTATGGGTTATTGCCTGATATTTTAAATCAGCCTGATAAAATTGTAACTGATGGAAAATTTGAATTTTATAAAGAAATTTTAGGTGTTCGATATGTTACTGTGCTGAAATTCTTAGAAGAAACCAATGAGATTTTTATTTTATCTTTTAGGAATGTTAACGAAAAAGAGTGGAAAAAAGTATTTTTAAAAAGCCACTAGGGGGTACTGCCAAACCCCACACGCTCTCGCACACCTGAGCAGGACAAGCCATCTCAAGTAGGCTGCGATGGGCAGAATTCATCGCTTTTCTAGTGGCTATTTAAAACGCACTCAGGCAGGGCTCGAAATCACCTGCACACAGTCCCGAGTCTATTTCACCTCTTCGCCTGCGATCTTCGAGATTCATAGCTTTTCTAAGTGTGTGTTGTGAATATATACCTGTTAAAAAGGGAAATCAAGTAATGATTGAGATTGAATTGACCTCGACCGAAAGTGTGAATGAGGTTTTGCGTAAGCTGCATAATCGGATAAAACATCGTAAGCGGTTGATGCGTGCGATTGCGGGCACGATGGAGTCAGCCGTGCTGCAAAACTTTGAGGCAGGTGGTCGTCCGCCTTGGCAGGGGTTGAAGTATCGGCAAGGTACGCCGCTTGTTGATACGGAAAACTTGATGGCGAGCATTGATAGCACTCACGATAACGATAATGCGATGGTGGGGACGAATGTGGCTTATGCGGCAATTCATCAATTTGGTGGCAAGGCAGGGCGTGGCAAAAAGGTGGATATTCCTGCTCGTCCGTTTTTAAAATTAACGCCTGAAGATGAGGAGGATATTTTGCAAGATGTGCAAGATTACTTTCAGTCAATTATTAAATGATGCCCAATAACTCAAAAATAGCCCCTAAAACGCCCGTAGAAGCGTTTTATTTTTAGTTGGTGTCAATTTACGATTAAAAATTTTTAAAATGTTTTAAACGGCTTTTAAAGCGTTTTAAAATGGGTTGTGTCTTTAATGCCTATGGCTTTCGCGGCGTTATAACAGTTGATTCTTTATGTTCTGAGTTCTTCATTATTTCCTTTCTTGTTTTGAGCTTGTTGAAGTCGCTCAATTCTCTTTCTTTTTCCTGTTTGGCTATTCTGTAATCCTCTATGAAACTTTTGAGGGAAGTTATGACGAAATCCCCTATTGCGTGCAGTTTTAAATTGTCTGAGGCGAACGGGCATATTCAGCTCTTTCCGTTTGGGCGGTTTTATCCTGCAGATGGTCGGGCTGAGGGAGCGGGAGGCTGGTATGTAGATGATTCCAATGGCTATGCGTTGGCAGACAGTATCAATGCACTGGATATTGATTTGATGATTGATTACGAGCATCAGACGCTTTATCTGGAAAAAAACGGACAAGGGAATCCTGCTGCAGGTTGGATTAAGCAGGTGGAATATCGCCCGAATGAGGGGGTGTTTGCGGAGGTGGCTTGGACAGATAAAGCAGCTTCGCAAATTAAGGCGGGGGAGTATCGCTATATTTCGCCACTCTTTATTCCTGACAGCAATGGGCGTGTAGTGCAGGTGCTGAATGCAGCACTGACTAATCGCCCTGCGTTGCACAATCTTGCCGAAGCCTTTGCTCTCTCTCAGCAATTTAAACAATTTAATCAACCAGAAGGACAGCCTATGCTGAAACTTTTACAACAGCTCTTTGATGCACCGAATGCAACAGAGGCAGAAATAACAGAAAAATTGACCGCTTTATCAGCGGCAAAAGGCGATACTAAAGTCGCTTTAAGTGCGGTTTATGATGAACTTAAAACGCAGACGGCACAAGCGGTCGCTTTATCGGCTCAAGTTGCCAATCCTGATCCGACTAAATTTGTGGCGTTATCTCAAATGCAGGCAGTGCAGACGGAGCTGAATGCCCTGAAAGCCCAGCATGCGAAAGAAAAAGCAGATAGCTTGATTACGCAGGCGTTATCTGATGGTCGCTTATTACCAGCCCAAAAAGCGTGGGCAGAAAACTTGGCACAGACCAATTTTGTGGCGTTAAGTGATTACTTAGCAACCGTGACACCTAATGCCGCTTTGTCAGGTGGTATGCAAGCAAAAGATGCACCAACAGAAAATGTGGTGGCATTAAGTGCTGAAGAGCTTGCTGCAGCCAAAATGCTTGGTATGAGTGAAGCGGAATTTATTACCGCACATAAAACCCAAAAGGAGGGTAAATAATGTTTAAAAAATCGGAAGTGTTAAAATTTTTAGATGCACAGTTTCGTAAAGAATTTGCAATCGGTATCGGTTTAATTAAGCCACAGCATCAAGAAATTGCGATGACTGTGCCGTCTAATACGAAGGTGAATACTTATGGCTTTTTAGGGCAATTCCCGAAATTGCGTGAATGGGTGGGTGAACGTCAAATCCAGAAAATGCAAGCACAAGGAATGAGCATTGAGAATAAAACCTACGAAAGCACGGTAAGCATTCCTCGCACGGATATTGAAGATGACCAAGTGGGCTTATTCCGTCCGATGGTGCAGCAAGCAGGGCAATCTGCGGCTGAATTGCCTGATGATTTGGTGTTTGGTTTATTGAAAGCGGGTAAATCTACGCTTTGTTATGACGGGCAGAATTTCTTTGATACTGATCACCCTGTGTACGCCAATGTGGATGGTACAGGTTCGGTAAGTAACCAGAAAAATATTACCACAGGCAAAACCGCCTCTGCACCTACGTTCTATATTTTTGACACTACAAACAGCATTAAACCGTTGATTTGGCAAGAGCGTACTAAGCCTGAGATTGAGACAAAGTTTGACCCGTCTAAATCTGAAAAAGTCTTTATGGAAGACGTGTATTTATGGGGCGTGCGTGCACGTGGTGCAGCGGGCTTCGGTTTCTGGCAGTTGGCTCACCGTGTGGAGCAGACAGAGCTCACGGCTGAGAACATTATGGCGGTGTTAGCTGAGATGCAATCGCTTAAAGGCGATGGCGGTAAGTTGCTCAACATTCGCCCGAATGTGATTATCGTGCCACCTGCGTTAGAGTTTAAGGCTCGCCAGATTTGTGAAGGTGAGTTGATTAACGGTACAACCAACATTTTAAAAGGTCGCTTAAAAGTGGTGGTGAGTTCGCAGATTATTGAGTAATCAATAATGAACGGTAGGGGCAAATTATATTTGCCCTAATCCAACACCGATATTGGGCAAATGTAATTTGCCCCCACGGAGGATTTATGGCTAAAAAATCAGAAACAGAAAACAAAACGGAAACGGCAGAAAAAGCCGAAAACACAACGGGCAGCACGGGGGCTGATGAAAAAGCCCTAACAGGCGAAGCGGTGAAATGCGTGGCGTTGTTAATCACTTTACGCACATCGCATCCACAAGATAGCTATGGGCGTTGCGGTTATCGTTTTAACAAAGAAACGGCGGTGCGTATTCCGATTGCAGATATTCCTGAAGAGGCAGTAGGGGTATTTATTGGCGATCCGTATTTAGCGTGTGAATATGAGTGCGAAGAGTGATGCGGTGGTGTATGCCACGGTGGAAGACTTCATTTTACGGGTAGGGGAAAAGCAGGCTCTGGAATTAACCGACCGCGATTACCTTAACGAAGTAAATGAAGAGGTGCTGAATATGGCACTCGCAGATAGTAGCTCGCAAATTGATGGCTATTTGGTGAGCCGTTATCAGTTACCACTGGCAAAAGTGCCTGCCAACTTGGTGCGGATTTGTTGCGATTTAGCTCGTTTTCGGTTGTGTGGTATGAGTAATGTGCTGCTCACCGATGATGTGCGTGAGCGTTATGAAGATGCAGTTGCCGAGCTGAAACTGTTGGCAAAAGGTGTGGTGGCTCTAGGCATTGAGCAACAACTGGAAGCTGACCCGACAGGCGATATGGTGGTGATGTTTTCGCACGGAAATTCGAGGGTGTTTAGTCGTGATAACCAAAATCGAAAAGGCGTTGATTAACCGCTTAACGCGTGGATTGGGGCAGATGGTTTACCGTGTGGAGAGCTACACAGGGCAGTTGGATGACCTGAATTTAGATATTCGGCGATTGCCTGCGGTGTTGACCTCTTACGGTGGCTCAAAAATCACGCCTATGAGCGTGGGGATGAATAGTGGCAAGCGGTTTAAAAATAGCGACATTTTTGTGGTGTTGGTGCTTACCCGTTCTTATCGCAGTGATGCTGCAGGCAGACAAGGTGATGAGCGTGTAATTGGGGCAAATCAGCTGATTGAAGCGGTGAAGTATTTGCTGATTAACCAAACGCTAGATGGATTGGTTGAGCCGATTAAGCCGTTGCGGGTACGGACGCTTTGGAATAATGCTGAAGTGAAAGCGGAAAAGCTCTCTGCCTATTCGGTGGAGTTTGAAATGAATTATCACCAAGCTCCTGCGTTAGATGATGGGTTATTTCCTGAAGGTTCGGACGATAAAGAAAATATTGAATACCTGTTTAAACATTATCGTGGGCAGTTAAGTGAAGTGCCTGAATTGACAGGGGTTGAAGGGCGAATTTATGAGCCTGATAGCAATGCCCAAATGGGCTTTAAGGTGGATTTATGAAAGTAATAGCAACAAAGGGCGTGCGTGTGCCGATGGAAGATGCACCGCATCAGTATATTACAGATGAGCAAGCGGTAGAGGTGGAAGCAACCACTTATTATTTACGCCGCATTGCCGATGGGGATTTGCTAGTGGATAAGACGCAAGCGGTCAAAAAAGTAGAACGCAATGCAAACAATGGCGAGGATAAATAATGTCAAATATCGAATTTAATCAGATTCCGAGTAGTATTCGCTTTCCTGGAGTTTATACGGAATATGACAATAAAGAAGCGGTGACGGCATTGCCCGTCAATCCGCAAGAGGTGTTGATTCTTGCCCCACAAACGATGGAACTTGCCTCTGGTAGTTATTCGGCACCGATTAAGGTGTATTCGGACGTGGAAGCGGCAAATCATTTCGGAGCAGGGTCGTGGGCGCATTTAATGGTACGTCAGGCATTGAAAAATAACCCGAATATGAATTTGACGGTGGTTGGTTTACTTGATCATTCGGCAGGTGTGGCGGCAACAGGTTCGGCAACAGTGACAGGTACGGCAAGCGTGGCAGGGGTATTAACGCTTGTGATTGCAGGTGTGAAATATCCGCTTGCCATTGCTAAAGGCGAGAATG